TCCATAAATTGGAAAGCCACAACTCCCATGATCATAAGTTCTAAACATAGAAAATAATATGAAAAAGATACTTCAACAATTCATCCCATCAAAGCAGGATCTATTCAGCATTCAGTCTGTTCTACTTTCGATCTTTGTTCTTTTCAATTTTGATTATGACTTTGGGCTTTTGTTCATGGTCATTGTATCCCTGTATGCTATCGGAATGGACTTACTATATAAGGTTTTAAAATAAAGAAACTATGAAAACATTAACTGAAGAAATTAAATCAGCTTCTAAAGATTACTATGAAAAATGCTTTAATGAACAAATAGATAAGGCATCAGACATTTATATTCTTAATCGTAATCAAATAGCCTTAGACCTTATGAAGGTAACTGGGAGACATTTTGTTTATTTGCTTAAAAAAAATCAAAAGGTAATTTATGTTGGAAGGTCAAGCAATTTATATTCTAGGCTAGTATCTCATAAGTCAAAAAAAGATTTTGATGTTATTCTGATTTATGAATATACTGATAAAGGTCAATGCCGTGACTGTGAATATTTTGGAATAAAATACTACAAGCCTGCCCTAAATAAAATTTGGGTAACTAAAGGACTAAATGAATATGATACAATTCAAGATCAATGAAAAGCCTTTGTCAATCAATGGCGCATTCTTAGGAAGGAAGATAAAGTCAGCAGCCTATAGGGATCATGAAAAAAGTATGCTACTACGGATGCCTCCTGGAAAGGTTGACCCAAATACTATGCTTAGGGTGGAATTATTTTTCGGGTTCAGCAGCAAAGCCTCTGACATTGACAATGGTATAAAAGTCACCCTAGATTTGGCGCAGAAGAAGTACGGCTTTGATGACAAGATGGTCTTTGAATTAAATGTACGGAAGTGCATAGTGAAGAAGGGGGAAGAATTTATACAGATGGGTATCTATAATATGTTACCTTTTTAGACAAAATTCACCTATAAAAATAGGATATTAATTTTAATCCTATATTTGAAGAAATAACAAACCAAATGAGCGTAGAAGAAGGATTGCTAATCAGAAGATCGAGAAAGAAAAGCGGGTACACACAGCTAGAACTATGCAAGAAGCTAGGTCTAAGCCATGCACCTATTAATCAGGTAGAGAATGGATGGGAGTCTATCAGCCTGTTCAATCTTAGAATGATCTGTGAAGCGGTAGGATTGGAAGTAGTGATCATAGAGAAGAAGTAAATGCCTAGAATGTTACCCAAATCGAAACTAGATTACTCTTTAGAAATCCGCTATAGGCTTTCAAATGGGGAGTGGTCTAAGTGGATGAATAAGGGGAAGGGTATCTTTCAAACTATCGAAATAGTACAGCATCAGATAAGGCTTCTTGCAGCATCATATAAGGGCAGGGAGAAGGAGGTACGCTTTGAATGGAATGGATGGCTATGTGACTATTCAGGACTTCCCACAGGCGAAGTAATAAGCCTTAAATGAAAGCTATCGAATGGCTATATGACAATGAGTTCAAATATGTATTTCAGAACATAGGGAAAGATCTATGGGAGGATCTACGGCAAGAGGTGGCGGTGATAGTACTAGACTACGATCAAGGAAAACTCAAGGAACTAGAAGCCAAGGGAAAGCAGGTATTTAAGTTCTGGATAGTTCGGATCTGCTGCAATCAAACCAATAGCAAATACGGGAAGTTCGGCAGGATGTATGCAGCCCTTGTTCCGGTCGAAGACATAGTCAAGTTCATCAAAGAGGAAGAAGAGATTGATAACAGCCAAGTAGTAGCAGACTCAATTTCAAAGATCATTGAATCATTGTATTGGTACGATCAAGAAATACTTAGGATGTATGTCGAACTAGGATCAGTTCGCAAGGTATCAAAGCAGACAGGAATTCCTCACACTTCAATTTTCATAACCATTAAAAAAATAAGATCATGCATCAAATCACAATTGGTATACTAGGATCAATAGGGATAACTCTAATCTACTTCTACATTGTAAATGTCCCTGCCATCTATATGAGGCTAACAAGAAAGAAATTAGGCAAGCCCTTCAACTGCTCTTTCTGTATGTGCTTCTGGACTTCGATGATTTACTTCATTTTAAATACAGAATTAGATGAGGCAATATTTCTAGGTAGTGCTACTCCATTCATTTACATGATCGTGGAGGAACACATCACTAACAAATTTGAACTATGACACCTCAAGAAAAGGCTACAGAATTATTTCAAAGGATTAGTTTATGGGTAGATGATAAAGATACTGCAATAGATTTAGCTGAATTGTTTTCAAAAATGATGATTGAGGATCTAGAAGAAGATACATATACTTATCATTATTGGGAATATGTAAAAAACGAACTACAAAAAATATGACACCTGAAGATCAAGAACTATTCAAGAAGCACTTCGAACTATACGAGTGCTATAAGAAACACTCCTTTATTCGAAACTATTCCAAGACAGTCTACACGGAATTGATCCACCTATACACTACCTACATCAGCACGAAGCACACATTCTCACATTGGTGCAGTAGCTGTAGGGCAGAACTAGTCACGGCTGTATATAATTGGTACACGAACGAGGCAAACACTACCTGGTACAAAGAAGAAAAGGTGGAGGATGTGACCAAGTTGCCTTTCAACACAGAAGAAAGGGTGATTGAAAATAAGCCGATCAAGAGAAGAAGAAAACCAACCAAATAAACACATGGACAGCAAACCAAAAACTAAACTAGGCAACGGCAAAAAGAGAAGTGATTCTTGGATCACGGCAGCGATCTGCTTATCCGATGCCGAGTCACACACCTACACCTACAACGGGAAGAAGTATGTCAACCTAAACATTAACATCTACGATAAGCCAAACGAATACGGCAAGGATGTAGCAATCACTTTGAACGATTACAAGAAGGAAGAAGGTGCAAAGCCACAGGAAAACAAGATGCCTGCTGTACCTTATCAAGCCGAAGAATACGATTTACCATTCTAAAAAAAGATAGTGAGGAGCGTAATGCGGTTTGGCGATCCAAGTCCTCAGTAAGAGGTAGCACATTGTAGGTTCGAATCCTACCCTCACTACAAAACCAAAACAAAAAAACCATGTCAAAATTTCAATTGAATTTCAATAGTGCAAAAAAGGTGATCAGCGTAACCCTTGAAGATGAAGAGCAAGGAATCTTTGATCTCGCTTACTTGTTTAAGAAGTTGCTAGATGATGCAGGGATAGAAAACAAACTAGAGGAAAAAGAAGTAGAAGTAGTAGAGGCAACGGAAGTAGGAAACGAAAAACTAGATTAATCTTTTTACAAAATTTTACAATATGAAAAAGCCTGATAGATCCGTTATAGAGAAAGCCATTGTGAAGGCATTTGGCAACCTTTCTACAGCCTCAAAATCATTGGGCATAGAAAGACCAACCCTATATAGTTGGATTGAACAGGATGGCTTAGAACAGGCTGTAATAGAAGGCAGGAATTCTAGGCTTGATTTTGTAGAAGGGAAACTAGATCAGAAGATTGATGGCGGTGATACTACTGCCATCATTTTCTTCTTAAAAACTCAAGGCAAATCAAGAGGCTATGTCGAAAGGCAGGAGTTAACAGGTGCAGATGGCAAGAAAATTTTTGAGGTGAAGATCGTGGATGATAGTATCTAGCATCAAAACCAATAAGGTATTCCGTCACCTTGAAACTAGCAAAAGCAAGATAGTAGTACAGCAAGGTGGCACTAGATCAGGGAAGACATACAACATCCTTCTCTGGATTATTTTTTCATACTGCGAAAAGAACACGGGCAAGATCATCACGATCTGTAGGAAGACCTACCCTGCTTTGAGGGGTACTGTCATGCGTGACTTCCTAACTATCCTCAAGGATCATGAAATCTACTCAGAAGATGATCACTCAAAGACTGCATCTGAATACAAGCTAAACGGCAACACGATTGAATTCATCTCCCTTGATATGCCTCAGAAAATTAGGGGTAGAAAGAGGGATTTACTTTTTGCTAATGAGGCTAATGAATTGAATTTCGAAGATTGGCAGCAGTTGCTTTTCCGTACAAATGAGAAGGTGATCATTGACTTCAACCCTTCGGAGGAATTTCATTGGATTTATGACCAAGTCCTTCCTAGAAAGGATGTCGAGTTCTATCAAACAACCTACAAGGATAACCCATTTTTAGGGGCAGAGATCAAGGCAGAAATTGAAAGACTCAAGGAAATTGATGAAAACTATTGGAGGGTCTACGGGCTAGGAGAAAGGGGTCAGAGCAGAGCCTTAGTATATACTTTCAGTACTTGCAAGCAGATCCCAAAGGAGGCAAAGCTAGTAGCCTATGGTCTTGACTTTGGATTCTCAAATGATCCTACGGCATTGGTTCGGACTTACATCCTTGACGATGCTATGTATGTAGATGAATTGATCTACAGGACAGGCATGACTAACCAAGACATAGCCAAAGAGATGCAGAACCTTGGACTTGAGAAGCAGAATGAGATCTTTGCCGATTCAGCAGAGCCTAAAAGTATTGAAGAGATTTACCGGATGGGATGGAATGTGAAGCCCGTGGTGAAGGGGGCTATCAATCTAGGTATAGACATCATCCGCAGATACAACCTTTATGCAACGGAAGGAAGCTACAACTTGATCAAGGAACTGAGAAACTACAAGTACATTGAAGATAAGAATGGGCAGATGACCAACAAGCCTGTAGATAATTTCAATCACGCTTTGGATGCTCTCAGGTATTCGGTGGTGAACAAGATCTCCAATAGTCACCTAGGGAAGTACTCTTTCCGATAGATACATCAAACCAAAAAAATATATTTAAAACTATGTGGGATAAACTTACAGTAGGGCAGTTCATCAGTCTGTACGATATCGAGGCAAACGCTAATCTAAACATCATAGAGAAGCAGCAGAAGATGCTTGCTATCGTGGATGGGAAGGATGAAGAGTACTATGATGATTTCAAGTATCGTGATCTTATGCATGAGTACGCTGAGAAGTTGGCTTTCTTTGATAACATTCCAGATACCAAGCCTGTAGACTATTTGCAGGTAGGGGAGAATAGGTATAAATTCTGCTTTGAACTACACGAGATCACGGCAGGGCAGTACATTGATATACTAGCCTTTAGCGGTGAGATCATGCAGTTGAACAAGATAGCTGCCTGTTTCTTTTTGCCAATGCTAGGGGACAAGTATCAAGGCTATGGGGTAGTGCCTC